CACCACCAATAGTTTCTGATGTTGAAGTTCCAGGTCCACCACCAGCCTGCCCAGGAAGTCCATTAGATCCAGCATATTCTATAACAGTATTACCTAAATTTAGTAAAGCGACAGGAATTAAATATGTTGCACCTCCTCCAGGTGCTCCACCAGAATTTCCAGATTTTCCACCACCGCCGCCATAAGCATAAATTGTATATTCAGTCCCATCAATATTGAATGTTGCGAAAGCAAAACCGCCAGTTCCACCATCTGTATTACTACTAGCTCCTCCACCTCCAGGTCCAATCAAATTAATCTCAATACGACGAACTTCGCCAGTTGAAGGGGGAACAATAGTTGTAGTAAAAGTGCCAACAGATGAAAGATTGCGGGTACTAAAAACTACACCGGTTCCAGGAATATCAAAGTTTTGTTGTTTCCCACCAATTCTTGTGGCAGAATCAATAGTATAAGCAATTGGATTTGGCGTAACTAGTTGTTCATTAAATGTTCCAGATGCTAATCTGACTGTAATTGTCCCACTAGCTGGAGATACAAGAGGAGTAGTAGTTGGAGTAAATCTAAATGATTGTGTTAACAATCCTGAAGATAAAACTCTAAAGGTGCCATTATATTCAGATTGCAAAGCTCCAGAAACAGTTACAAAATTATTCGCAGAAAATCCATGATTTGACGAAGTTGTAACAATACAAACATTATTAACAGAATCATATGTAATTGATGCCACAGGAATTGCTGGACTTGAAGTTACACGATAATTACCATTGCCATCACTTTGACCAATACTAGATGTATTTCCTATCGTAGCAAGTTTTGGATCATTTAATGTAAATCCAGATAATCCATGCGAATGACCAAATGGTATTCCTCCAGTATTTGCTGGTTCAAATGGAATAATATTTGCTCTTGTTTTAGAGTAGGCAACAGCATACTGATCAGCTGGAACCCCTGAAAATTCAACCAAGAATGATTCATCTGGCTCAGAAGATAAGATATAATGAAAATGTTCTACTGGTCGTGAAAAAATATAATCATCAAGTGGTCCAAACGTATATCGAACATTTCCAGATAAAAAACTAGTTATATCAGATGTGATTGACGAATATCCTCTAGTTTTAACACTGCCAACACTAAAGAATACTCCACCGTCCAATAAGCTGGTTTTACTAATAAACCATTTTCCCCCTTTTTGTCCAACACTATTAACTAAAGCATTTTCTACAGTTGGAGATCCAAGTCCATCAACAGATCCATAACCAACAATTATGCGATCACGATAATCTGGTAATTTAAAAGTTCCGATATTAAAAGGATAATCTCTGATAGAAAATTGTTTTGTAAATAATATGGTTGGATGAGTGATACCAGTTTGTGTAAAATCTAATGTTGATCCAGGTTGATTTAATAATGCTGGATCTACACCGCTTGGGAATTGTACTTCATACGCAAATACGGTTCCATCATAAGGAATAAAGGCAGAAACATTTTCTGTTGGCGCAATTAAAATATAAAAAGTATTGATCGTAAATACTGTTGATGGAAAAGATCCTAATGATGTCATTCTAAAAGATGTGCCATATGGGTATGGCATTTTTACAGAAGAATTAACCCCTGAATCATAATATAAATTTAAGAACATTTTATTATTAATCCAGTAACTTCTCCTAATTCCACCAGCATTTGATGATTGGGTTTTTGTTACTTGAGTATCACCACCATATGTGTTTCTTACAGCAGCATAAAGTTGCGGATACTCTCTAATATTGAGAGTTCTGCCATCACAATATAGGTATCCTGGATAAGAATATTCTGGAGATTGACCTCCCGTACCAGAATTTACATCTACCAAAGATGTCACAATAGATCCAATGGGAGAATATTTCCCATCAGCATCGCTCATGTAATTAGATAGTTTATTTCTATACGAGACAGTCATTTAGTATTTTATTAAAAACTCTTGAACAATGTAAGGTTGAATAAATTGGTCTGCTTTATTTTCTGTATTTACATCAACAGCAATTGTTGAGACTAATGGAGCAGCGGGAATAAAAGTTGGTCTTGTATTTACAACATATGTATGTGGTTGAGCAGAAAAGTTTATGAAGTGGCGGTGTGTTCCATCATTACCAAATGTCCTTGTCTGATTAATCACATTATTAACAGCAGCATAAGTATCTCTATCACTATCAATATTCGCATCAAATGGAACATTAGAATCAGTATAATTTGCTGGTAATGGTATAATTCCAGATAAGTTTCTGCCCAATAATCCACCAACAGCGCACCCAGGAAATTGTATTCCGCTACATCTTTGAGCCATTGGACCAGTATAGAAAATATTTCCACAAAATGCAAGATTCTGATTTCCTCCACCAATACATCCACCATTATTTCCACTGTGTATTGGAAATCCGCAATTAAATCCAGTCGGTATTAAACATTCACTTGATGCCAAAAATCCACAACCACCAGATACACAACCACCATAAATTACTCTTTCACAAAATCCATTAGATTCATATGAAGGGAGAGCGTTAAGAGCACTAAAAATTCTTGTTGCCTGAAACAAGCACAATTCTTGTTTCGTATTTTGAGCCCAATTTAATACACATAATGTAGATTTTCTTTCGTATGAATTTCTACCGAAAGCAGAAAATTCATCACCAGAAGAAGCTTTAATTCTAGTTCTAGTTCCATCATGAAAGTGAGCATGAGGCATGAATGCATTTGAAAGGACATCAGTAGTTTCTGTATAATTACCAGTAGATCTAGTGAATCCTGGTTGCCCAGTAATTTCTATTTGCTGTGCTGGTAAGAAAAAATCACCTTGGTATTGAATTTCATATGTCGTACCAATATTACTCTGTACTTCCAATCCAATACCAGATTTAGTTATTTCATCATCATTATCATCCAAAATGTAAAGATCTATATAATCTCCAAGATTTGCTCCACTAGATGCTCTTAATTTTTTAGATCCAAAATCAGGTAATTGAAATTGACTATCGAGAAGAGTTTGATTAGGTTTTCTGTATCTAGATTGTTGTCCAGTTCCAAGTATTTCTGCCAATTGAGGATATACTGCAGCAGATAATATTGATCCGTCACAACGTAAATAACCAGACGGAAGATCCGATACAGTTACTGGATCAGACGGATCATTAGATGACAGCTGTTTTGACCAATTGATTATAGTTCCAGTTAACGATCCAATTTTAGATTTTTCTCTGTTATAAAATACTGCCATTAGAATGCCCTCATTATGACCAGAGTAGTAAGGGAAGGTGTATTTGGATTAATCTGTACACTCAGAGCTTTATCAACACTAACTGGAGCAATCGTTCCGGTTGTCATATTATTTATGAGAATTGTTCCAGGAAGACGCATCTGACCTCTATTCATTGATATATCAACAGTAAAATGGTTATGTGATGCTAAAGATTCCGAATTCCAAGTGTCGGCATTATGATTCAAAGTTACAGGATATGGTTTACTAGCATTTTGCCCCCTTCTGTCAGCAGGTTCGCTTGGAGCATCAGTAGAATCATAGTGATTTCTGAGTCCTTGATATATTCCAGCTGGTGGAAATGGTGCTGTTATTGCTGGTTGCTGTACGTTAACAATACATGTGTTTGGATCTGAATATGTGTTTGTATTACCATATGATGGAATATTTCTTGATCCTCCAGGAATAACTGGAATAACAGCAGAAGTGCCAGTAAAATCACGAAATCTATCCATAACTGGAAGACTAACACCAGCTTCATCATACCAAGTAAGTTGTGCTGTCCCAGGATTAAATCTGTCTGCTGTTGATTCATCTGCATTCATAGGAGCAGAACTAACAGTAGTAAATTGGCTATCTTGGCTGTCCCATGTACCAGCTTCAAATAAAGCAACATAACCACCACTAACAGAAGTAGATGGATATGGACTACCAGCTGGTTGGGGGTGAGTGTGAGAGGATGTATGATCAACCCCAAGCTTTCGTGGAATAGTTCTAATTGTATCAAAATATGCTGGATCTTGTAAAGTAATTCCAGTAATTTTTCCAGCTAATTGAGCATCGGATTGAATCGCAAAATTTACATCAACATATGAGACAATATTTGTTAAAGGAGCAGCATCAGATCCATTTTCAGTTATATACGTCCCAACTTTTGTTAGATCAGATGGATCTAACCTAGATCCTTCTAAATCTACCATAGAAATATTATTTAAATTGGGTAGATTAAATAAATCATTTTCATCATATAGTGGATAATTATTAACAATCCCAACAAAAGGACCTCCTGGCTCTTGAAAAGGTCCATATGTATTTTTAAGTAATCTAGCAAGAAGTGGATAATCAATCGCCCGTAAAGTTTGTCCTCTACAAATAATCCATCCATTTGGTATACCAGAATCAGTAAGAGTAGTAGTTGAAGAAGAACCAGTCCAAGGCATAATTGTTCCTATCGGAACAGCCTTGGAAGCTTTTATCCTGTTATAACTTGCCATAAATCAAACCTCCATTAACCACCACCCCTGAACACTAGATGGAATTCCAACCTGTCCATTACTATCAGTAGAACCAAGATATATCAATCCAAAAGCAGCGTTTGGTGTTTGAACCACCAATTCTCCAGATGGATATGGTGTCAGTCTTCCACCAAGTAGAGTTCCTGTGCTATCTCCCTGTATTTTAACTCCAGAAGATTCTACTGTTCTTAAAACAAGTGAAGTATTGTAATTTAAATTGCCACCAACTTCAACAATTTTGATCACATCGCCAGTAACTGCTCCAATTGGTAAAGTCAAAACAAGTGTTGATGATGCTTGTACATTTACCATGTATATAATGTTTGGTTTGAGTACTAAATCTGATTCAGCTGAAGCACTAGAAACATATCGTGTATGTCTTGCTCCAGAAGATGTATAGAAATTAGTAAACCCAAAACTGTCGATTGAATTATCTTGTTTAATAGAAAATTTCTTCGAACCATTTGGTCCTAAATTATCAACAGAGAATTGTGACAGAGAAGTAGAAGGATTTGCGCGAGGAACACCAGTTACAGTTAATGTGTTTCTTGTTGTAGCATTTCCAAGATTATCTACAGAGAAAGTAGGAACATATGAGTAAGGATCTGTAATAACATTTTCTGGATCCTGTCCACTGAATAAGAAGAGATCGCCACGAGCAATGACACCAGCATCCCAAACAAGCAATCCTTGGTGATTAGCATGTCCGTCATCATTTACAAAACCAAATAGTCTTGTTTGATTTACAGAGTCATAAATTTCAAAACTACCACCAACTAATCTTACATCACTTGCCACATCAAGTTTTCCAGATCTATATGGAACAGCACCACTAGTTCTTTGTTCGTTCATGGTTGTTTCATGAACAACACCTTGTAGTCTTCCTTTGACAGATGCCCACATTTGTGCTCCACTATTGTCGGAAAGAGCGATCCATCCTTGATAATCTAGTTTTTGCTGTACAATGTATCCCCTATCAAGAATAATAGAGCAATATTGAGAAGAAGCACCAGAAATGACTCTGGTTCTCATTTGAACGTCAATAATATTCGCAAATTCTTTATGTTTAATAACTCTTCTTACAACATTTCCATTCGCAAATACACCATTTGTTGAGTCAAAAGGAACACTTGTATCAATTTCATCACCAGGCGCAGCAATAACAATTGTTGGATTGGTTGATTGTGTAATAACTTGTACAACTTTGCCAATTAAGAAAGTTCCAATTCCAGTAGAGGCAGCGGTTGGAGTTCCCACAAATACAATATCATCAATCGCAAATTGTCCAGTACCAACTCCAAGTGTTTGAACTGGAATTTGAATTTGACCACTAGATCCTGTAGCAGCTGCTCTGATTGTAGTGTTTGGACCATTAGCATCGGCAATTTGAGGATCATACCAATAACCATATGCTCTAGTAATAACTCCAGTATTAAAGGCAGTAACAATAGAAGATGTATTTGTTAAATTTGTGTTGTTACCAGATATAGCATATTCAATTTCAACACGACCATAATGAGATCCAATATGTGTCGTACCAGTACAAGTATCAACCTCAAATGTAGTAATACCTTCACCATTAGTAACCGTTAATTTTTCGTTTCTTCTCGCAACAAACGTAGCATTTGCTGAAGATGACCCCAAGATAGGATAATTTAAGTAAATTTCGATTTTGTTAGTTGTGTTATTAATTCCTACAATTTTTGTGTCTTTATCAAATTCAATAGGAGATTCATTAGTAATGTTATTAATATAATCTCCTATTCTAATATCATTGATAGTTTTGCCGGGAGTTGTGACAACAACATTTCTTAATGTTTTTGAATATACTCCAGCCGCGGTAGCATCTGCCGTAAATTGTATTTCACCAAGAGTACCACAACCACCTGACAGTTGAAGTGTTGAATTCAACGTTAATTGAGATCCAGGAACACCTGGATTACCAATTAGTACTTCACCAGTTACAGAGTTGACAACAAAGACATCATTATCCTCACTAGAACAATCACTCGAAACTCTGAATTTTTGAACTTGTTGTTGTAGTGGACTTACAACTTTAATTACCTCACCTTGGTCAAATACCCCATCGTTGTTAGTGTCATTTCTATCAATTATAACATAATCATTATTTGTAAGAGAACCACCAAATTCAGCAAGATAAACATTGTCTGTAGGACCAGTATTATCAAGTGGTTGTTCTGTCCACGTAGAATCAAATTGGATATTAACCTTATAAATTGGAGTTCTATCGGGATGATTTGCCATGACAGCAGTGAACGTTCCCAGTGGGCGGCGTTTTACTTTAATATAGTATGGAGCAACACTAATTCTGGTAAGTTCAACAATTTGTAAAATTTCTGGGTGTGCAGGTGCAGATCCAGTAACAACAGCACTATTAATAATAATATAATCATTTTCTACAAAATATGGTTGTCCATTAAGTTTTAAAGGAGCATTTAAGAGTGGTAAGTAATAAAGATCACCAGATAAAGCTGGCAAACTTTGTGGTTCAATAACTGGCGTACCACCAATATTCGATACTGGTGCTTGGAATCCAGCGCCTCCCCATGCTCCATTACCTGCAGTATCTACCTCATTATATCCTTCTTGTATATTAGTCTTAACAATAACATTAAGAATATCAATATTTTTATTGAATGTTGTTTCGTTAATAACTCCTTTAGCATGAGCGGTAATTGTTGATCCTAGTTGACCTCTAGATCCTACAAATGAGAACGAAGCAACACCACCACAAATTACAACATCACCATTAAATTTAGCGGAAGCAACGACTTCTAACTGGTTATTAATCGTTGTTTTACCACCCTGGCCAGCAATATTAATTTCTGAAGCATTGAGAGCAAAGTTAATTGTAGAAGCAGAACCAGAATCAGAAAAGAAGCTAACAATTCCAGCAGTTGTTGAAAGACGAACAGTATCAGAGATTGTTCTTCTTGATCCTAACTGAAAGTCACCATCAACCTTAAATGATTTTGTCTTAACTCTAGTAAATGACTGGGATTCGTTGTTTAGATAAGCACCGCCAATCTCAATTTTACTAATTGTTAGAGCTCCATCAGATGGGCGAGCATCTGGTGTTACACCAAGATAGATATTGCTATGTAACGAAGTTCTACCAATATTAATAAACTGATCTTCAGTTGTAGTATCACCAATGTAGATATTTTCTACCTTATTACCAATATTCAGAATACCAACAAATGAGTTGTCAGTTACAAGATTAAATGCACCTTCCCCAATATTGGTTCTAATTTCAGCAATAGAACTGGAGATAGATCCATTACCGTGAACTTCGATATCTCTTTGGAACCTTACGTCTTCAGTAAATCTAGCGTCACCAACAACGACTAGTGCTCTGTTGAGTTGCTTATCCGCAATAGTTTCATCGGTATTGATACCAATTCTTCCTAGGTTATTGCCTCTACCAGATTCAGTAATCGCAACAGTTCTTGTATCAACTCTCAACGCACTGTAGTTTGTTGGAGCAAGAACATCACCACCAACTACAAATGCGTCAGCAATAGCGTTGAATGTTCTATTTGCTGGGTTTGAGTTAGCAAGATAGTTATTTGGAGAAACCGATAGTGTCTTACCGCTAATGTATGCCTTACCAACAACATCAAGGTTAGCACGAGGATCAGTTGTAGCAGCATCAACAAATGAGTTTGTGCAAGCAGTGTGTGGAGAACGTGCGATTGTATTGATTCCCAATTTATAGTTACCAATATTTTCTGTTTCCGTTCTAATAGCTTCTGCTCCAATAACTCCAACTTCTTTCCATGAAGCATTTGAGAATTC